GCCAAAGCTCTATCATCGGTAGTATATGTTTTATAAAAATCCTCTAATAAAAATCTTAAACTCGCAACAGGAATACCATCTACAATCGTATAATAATAATCATAAAAATTATCAGTATCTTGAAGAACAACATCAAGAACTGATATATCATGTATTTTTTTTCTAATTAATTTATCATTTTCATCATATTCGCTAATAAAAGTTCTAAAATCTATTGAATATAAATCTACTGGAAAATCACTTCTTTTTTTATTTTCTCTTGTTCGAAATTGTTGATATTTTTCTTTATCTGTATCACCTAATAATATATTAAGTTTAAATTTATGATTATCATCAGTTTTAAATGTAATAACTTCTGTTCCATGATCTATTATTTTATCATCATATCTTAATAATTCATTAAATATTTTTTTGATATTTTGTTCTAAAAAATTTCTTAATTTAACTATATGCCTAACTATAATTTCAATAATTTTATCTTTTATAATTATCTTTTTTTGATTTTCATCACCTATTTTATCTAATTCTTCTTTTATTGTTTCATCTTTAATTTCAACATTATTTATATATAATTTAGTATCTATATCTTTTGTAAAAGATATATCATTTTCGTATCGACGCATAGCATCACCACCAGCAATAAATAATAAAACTCCAAATTTTTTATAAAGTTCATCGTTTATTTCTAAAATAAATGAATTTATAGATGGTCTAAACATAGATACAAACCATCTATCTATAAAATCTTTGAATATTTCAAAATGAATACTTTTAAATTTATTAATATATTCATTAACTTTATCAATAAAAAATTCATTATAACTTTTAAATTTATCAAAAATTTTATATAATTCTAATATTTTTTCTAAAAAAATAGGAATGCTAGTTCTAGACTTATTTTTAAAAAATAATTCTCTTCTATATTTATCAATATTTAAACCAAATTCATCATCAATAACAGATAAATTTAATAGACAATATGTCATCATTCCATATTCATTTAATCTATTTAATTTTTCTCTATTGGTTATTTTTAATTTTGTTTCTTCATATGTTTTATTAGTTCCTTTAAATATTATTAAATAATTATTTTTAAACTGTTCGATATTTAATTCTCTACCTTCTGTTTTTTTTGTATGATAATAATCTATATTAAAATCTATAATTATTTTATTATTAAACGTATCATTATTTAATTCTTTAAATAAACTTTCATTTATTTTAATATCATCAATAGATATTTTTTCAGTATATTCTCCTATTTTTTTAAAACTTTTATTATTTGTACGTGTTTTTGGTTTTCTAGCACCTCCTGACATACCTTTTTTAATTACTAAACTAATTCTATATGAAGGTTCTTTGAATAATGTCTTTGTATCATATATATAATTAAAACTACCATCCGGTTTAATTTCAATATTCTTTAAAACAATTTCAGTATAAAATTCTAATCCTTGCTCTGTTAATTTTCTATTAATTTGTTCTTTTAATTCATTTGTAAAATTATACAATTCTACAATTTTATCTCTATAAGAATAATCATTAAAAACATAATTAATTTTATAAAATCCTGTTGTTATACTTGATTTTATTTCTTCATCTAATGAACTATAATTTTTTTCATACCATAATAACCATGTTAAACCAGTATCTATCCAATATGTATAATTAGGATTTATATCTTTTTCAATTTCATTTAATAATTTAAATGTTATATAATCATTTATATTTTTTCCACTATTTATTATAAAACCTTCAAGAAAATTTCTTAATAAATATCTATTATATAATGCTTTTGATTTTATTTCATTAACATTATTTAAAATATTCATATTAACAATTCGTTCATCCATAATAATATATATCTATCTATTAATAAACGAGTTAAAAAAATATGGAAGAAGATTATAAAATAATTACGATTGATAGTTTAAATGCAATTAATAATATTTCAAATACATATGATTTTTATATGAATTTAGATGAACCATTAAGAAATGTTTATAAAATTAATGTTATTTCTATATTAATAGATATTCCTCAAATTGCCTCAACATTTTTTTCACCACTTGATCCGGTTTATATAAATATAAATGATTATAATCGTTTAATATCAAAAAAAAATAATAATAATCTTTATTATTTTGATTCAATTATTATAGAAAATTTAATAACATCAAGAATTACTGTTAAAAATGATTATAATACAACTGATAATAAATTTTATTTAAATCCAATTGAACCTCAATTGACACGATTTAACATTCGTTTATTTGACAAAAATAATCAATTAATAACTATAACAAATATTAATAGAATTGTTATAAAACTTGGTATTTATTATAATAATAAAAAATATACAAGGGTTTAATGTCTATTTTTTTTATTAATATTTGTAATATTAATTCTTTTAATTTCATTTGTATTTTCTTCTTTTTCAGATTCACTATCTAATTCACTTTCATCATCACTACTTTCATTCTTTTTCTTTATTTTTTTTTTAAAAATTGATGTATCTATAAAATCATTATCATCTTCTAATAAACTTTCTAAATCATCATTTTCAATTTTAATCTCTTCTTTTTTAATTTCTTCTTCTTTAACTTCTTCTTTAACTTCTTCTTTAACTTCTTTTTTAACATCTTCTTTAACCTCTTCTTTAACATCTTCTTTAACCTCTTCTTTAACATCTTCTTTAACTTCTTCTTTAACTTCTTCTTTAACTTCTTCTTTAACTTCTTCTTTAACTTCTTCCATTTCAATATCTTCAATTTCGATATCTTCTTCAACTTTAACTCCTTCTTTTTTGATTTTATCATCTTCATCATCATCTTCTTCTTCATCGTCATCGTCATCTTCGTCGTCATCTTCTTCATCATCTTCTTCATCATCATCGTCATCTTCATCGTCATCTTCGTCTTCTTCTTCGTCTTCATCATCATCATCTTCATCATCATCTTCGTCGTCATCTTCTTCTTCTTGTTTGACAATTTCTTTCTTTGTTTTTTTTTGTTTTAATTTAGATTGATGTTCTTCATATAAATTTAAGATATATTCATAAGGGATAATATTTCTAATTGTATTTTTAATAATTTTTCTGATATTTTTTTCAATTAAATTTAAATGATATTGTTTTTCTGAGGGTTTTAAATTTTTACTTGAAAATAGATAAACATTTTTCCAACAAAAAACGGCGGAATTAATTAAACATTTATGAATAAAATCATGAGGTTTAATAATTGAAATATCATCTAAATTAATATCAAAATCGATTTTAATTTTAATATCTAAATAAATAATTTTTTTAAGAATTTTATCTAAATATTTACATTTAGTTTTTTTAATAATTTCATTATATTCTTCAATAACTCTATTATTATTCCAAATTTTAATTAAAACTAATTCTTCTTGAAATTTTTTAATATTCATATTATTATCATTAAAAATTTTATAAATTCTTTTAGCAATTGGAATAGTAAATATATCTAATAAATGTTCTATATATTCTTTTTTTGTATCTAATAAAACTGTTTGTTTTTCCATCTAATTTTAAATAGAATTTTTCCCTTAAATAAAATTTTCATTTAAAGGAAAAAAATAAATAAAAAATAATGACAGAAGAAAATTGGTGGTATCCAAGTAAAAATGGGAAAAAAAGAATAATGTGGTGTGGAACACATCCAATCCAATCGAATGGATATAGTAGAGTAATGTATTATATATCAAAATATTTAGGAAAATATAAAGAGATAGAATTAACAATATATGGATTTCAAAATTTTAATAATGTAGGAGGTCAAGATATATTAAGAGGAGATATACCAAAAAATGTAATTATTTATGATGCTTATGCGAATGAAGAACCAAAACGTTCAGGATTTGGAGAAAAAGAGATAGGGAATTATTTAAAAGAACATCCACAAGATATAATAATAATATTTAATGATGCGATTATAACAACGAGTTTGACAGCAACAATTATAAATGAGTGTGGAAGTGAGAAAAAGAATTTTAAATTAATTTCATATATGGATCAAGTATATAAATATCAAAAAGCAGAATATATTCAATTATTAAATACATATTATGATGCTATTATAGCTTTCACACCATATTGGAAAGATATTGCTTATAAATTAGGTATTAAAAAAACGATGCCTATATATATATTTCCACATGGTTTTGACCATAATTTATATTATCCTATAAATCAAAATATTGCTCGTATATATTATGGATATGATGATGGAGATTTTATGGTATTAAATTTAAATAGAAATCAACCGAGAAAGAGATGGGATACGACAATAATTGCTTGGATAGAATTTGTAGAGAGACATTATCACGTAAATATAACAAAGAAATTAACGAAAAATGATTGTAAAATAAATAAATATACGTCAAAACCGATTAAATTAGTGATAGGAACTATGGTTGATGGATATTGGAATTTATCAAATGTAATTGAGAATGAAGTGAAATTTAGAGATGTACCGCTTGATTATGTATTAAAAACGATTATAACAATTCAAGCACCACAAGCATTATCAGATAGAGATATTAATATATTATATAATGCTTGTGATATAGGTGTTAATTCGGCAGATGGTGAAGGATTTGGATTATGTGGATTTGAAGGATTAGCATTAGGAAAGGCACAAGTATCGGCATATGTAGGAGGGATGAGAGAATTTTTAAATGAGAATATATCGACAATAATAAAACCGAAGATAAATATATATTTAGATAATAAATCAAATGGAATTGGAGGTGTTGCTGAATTAACAGATCCACATGAATATGCGGAAGCATTTTGGAAATATTTGAGTAATCCAGATTTAGTAGAAAAACATGGATATAAAGGGAGACAACATATATTAACGAATTATAAATGGGAAAATATGATTGATTATTTATATAATAGAATTCTTTTAAATTTATAAAAGGATTTAAAGAATAAAAAATATACTTTAAATAAGTTTTATATAAGTACATATGGAACTTCATTAATTATAATAATATATAAGTGATTGATTATAGGTATTACGTATATCATTTGATAATTTTATATAAATAAAAATAAAAATGATATACGTAATATGTGTAATTACTTGTTTATATTATTTATTTTTCTGATTTCGCCTATGTCTAAAATAGGTAATATCGGCAAACATTCATGAAGATGATTTTTAAGAAATGTTTGAATTTTGAATTCGACGGGAAATAAATGTTTAAAACCTTTTTTGATATCGGTAGTTAATAATTTAAAATCATCATCTAATAAATGATTACTTTGAATTGGTAAAATTAGAAATAATTGTATTTTAGGATTTAGAAAGTTTCCATTTTTTTCGATTAATTTTATATTATTTACATTAAGAAAATTGTAAATATCTTTTGAAGTCGGTGAATAATTATATGGATAATACCAATCATAATTTAAATCAAAACCTTTATAATAATTATAAGTCCAATAAATACCGGTAATATAATTTTCAATTACGATTGAAATCATGGATGTATCATATTGAATATTAATATCAAATAAATATTTATAATAATAATATTTCCATTTTTTATTGTTATTATAAATTTCCATAGTGAGACTATCTTTATTTTTAATTCCATATTCCTGACTATTTAATGTGAAATCTCTGGGTTTTTTTTGAATTACATTAGAAACTTCTTCAAATATATTAGTATCTTCGGTATTAGATATATGAAAGAAAATATCTTTTAAACAATCTTTATTTATTTTTCCATCTATTACCAATGAACCATTTTTTTCAATTGCTTTTGTAGTATAATCTATAATTTTAGAAAGACCTTTATTTTTCATATTTAATGTGATTATATTAGGTATAAAATCATTACCTAAAATAGAACACATAACACAATAACTTTCAATAATTTCAATATCATTAAGATTTAACCAGATTAATTTTAATTCTTCTAATAAAGATTTTTTAAGTTCATCAATATCTAAATATGTAATATTATCATCATTTTCTCTCATAAGATAAATATTATTAATATTAGATAATAATGATAATATAATTAGATCGGCATCTAGACCATTAATAATAATAGCATTATTAAATTTGAGATTTTTTAAATAATGAAAGATTTTATGTTCTCCTTCGCCTTGATTTTTACTTCCATCAAAAATAAATGAATTATTATCATTTATCTTATTAAAAATAAATTCGTCAAGATTATTCATAAAATCTGTTCCAGCGGAGATAGCATTAGTATCCCATTTAGAAATAATATTATCTATTTTATTTTTAAAAATAGATAGATATCTTCTTTTTCTTTGTTGAATAATTTTAGCAACAGGTGCTACACCATCGACACAAATTAATAATTTTTCGGGTTTATAAATTTCATTATAAGATAATATTTTATTCCAGAGATTATTAAATAATTTATCTTCATTAATTTCTTTTTGTGCTTGTGGATGAATTATACCATTAAAATCGATTGCGTATATAGAAATATCAATAGGTATTTTATCAATAATAATATTTTTATATTTTTTAGTGAGATTGTAGAAATAATAAGGAATACCCATTTTGAAGATTTTTATTCAAATAAATTAATTTAATAATCATTTTTTAAATAATTTTTTATTTCTTATTTTCTTTTAGAATATTAATATGAGTTTTATAGACGCTTTCTTTGGTTCTACACAATCCCAATTTACAGCATATGCTATTTTTGCAGCAATTGCTTCAATATGTATATCAATTATTCTAACTGGAACTGATATGACAATTGGAAATCGTTTCTTATTAATATTTTTTGTAATATTAGCTGTTCTTCCTTCTATTCTATTAATGTTATTACAAATCACTTGTATGGTTACTGGCGGTTCAGAACATGATCGTTGGTGGTGTTGGTTATATTCTTGGATTATTGCTATATTCGTAATTATTTATTGTATATTTGTAATAATCATTTCATTATCATCATTATTCACTTATAATAATGCTATTAATAAAGTTGATATGAATGAACAAAGTAATAAAATGTCCCCTGATAATTCAAATAATTACGCTAAAATGATGATAGATACAAATTCAAAAGGAGCAATTGAGCGATTTATGAATGCGGAAGATACCGAAGAACCTGTTGGTGGAGGTATAGTTCAAAATTTCGAAAATCAATATCCCCAAATGATGATGCCTAATAATGAAAAATTTGATGATAAACATTTAATAAATAATCCTCCTCTTCCTAAGAAAGAAGGTTTTGAAGATGAAAAGAAAATGAAAAAGGAACCTTTTTATAATTCAACAGAACATAACGAACATAAAGAAGAACATAAAGAAGATAAAGAACATAAAGAACATTATTATAATTCACCCCCTCAATATCCGACAAGTGTAATGACAGATGAAAAAAAGAATGGAGAACATTTTAAAGATGTATCCGCAAATTCACATTCTAAAATTGATAATTTTATGACAAAGGAAATGTTAGATGAACCAGAACCATTTACAAATAGAAATTATGCTTCAATAATGTAAAATATTTAAGAACATATAATATATAATTATTTAATGAATTATGAAAAATAAAACACCATTTAAAACTCAGAATTGTAGGAATTGCGGTCTTAACGGACATATATATAAAAATTGTCCTCATCCAATAATAAGTTTTGGAATTATATGTTATAAAATAGAAAAGAATGAGATTAAATATCTTATGATACAGCGTAAGGATAGTTTATCATTTATGGAATTTGTGAGAGGAAAATATGAGATAACAAATATTGAATATATTAAGAAATTATTGTTAAATATGACGATTGGGGAGAGAGATATGATATTAAATAATTCATTTGAAAATATTTGGAATTATATATGGTATCAGACGGATAATAATTCAAATAAAAATAATAAAGAATATATGAATTCAAAATTTAAATTTTCTTTATTAAATGAGAATAATTTTCTTAAAAATTATATAACATCGATAAAAAGTGTATTTTTTTCACAAGAATGGGGATTTCCAAAGGGAAGAAGAAAAATTAAAGAAAATGATATTGATTGTGCTGTAAGGGAATTTTATGAAGAAACTAGAATTAAAGAAGATGATATCAGTATAATTACGGAAATAAATCCATTTGAAGAGATGTTTTTTGGAACAAATGGTATAATGTATAAACATCTTTATTATATTTCTAAATTAAAGAATAATGACATATTAATAGAAATAGATAATAATTGTCTAGAACAAATTAGAGAGATTAGGGCGATTAGTTGGTTTAATTATAATGAAGTAATTTCACATATCAAGTCATATAATACGGAGAGAATTGAATTATTCAAATTCGCCAATAAAAAGATACTTGATTATGAAAAATTATAATTTATTTTTTCTTTTCAAATTAATTATTAGAATTAATGCGAGAAATACCCACAATAGAAGAATGTGAAAAATGGAAATTAAATAAAATGATAAATCCAATTTCAGGATATAAAATAACGAATAAAAATGGTAAAGTTTATAAGAAACTTAAAAAAGAATGTGAAAATGTAAAAACACCTCAACATTCTCCAGTAGAAATTCCAACAGAAATACCTTATAAAAATAATATAATTAATAAAGAAATTTGTTTTAAATGGTTAAAAAATCCATTAATTAATCCATTTACGAATATGACAATTCAAGAAGGAAAAGGAGTTTATAAAAGTTTAAGAAATGCTTGTATGGAATTAAAAATAATAGATAAGAAAGGGAAAATATTAAAACCTTTTCAAAAACCAAAAGAATTAATAAAGGAAGATATAAAATTGACTAAAAATCCTATAAGACATATTAAAAGAGAACCTACCGAAGAAGAATGTGAGAAATGGCGAAATAATAAATTAAGAAATCCTATTACAAATATTAAAATTAAGAAAAATGGTGAATTATATAAAGAATTTGAAAAAATATGTAAAGGAACATCTGAAAAACAATCATCATCAACTAAATCAGAAAGTTCAATAAAAGAAACAAAAATTTCACCAATAATAAATAATTATAAACCAAATAAAAAGGAAAAAAAGGTAATAATAAATGAAGATTTAGATGAAATCTATTATCCAGAATTAAATGATGATGAATTTAATAAAAAATTATTATCATTAAAAGAAGTTCGAGTTCATAAAATTAATAAATATAATGATATTAATTCATTAAATGATTTTGAAACAAAATCAAAAGAATTATGTAAATTCGAAAAATCATCATTCCAATATTTAATGTCTCATTATCTATCATATAGAACTCCATATAGAAGTATTCTTCTTTATTATTCAGTTGGTGTTGGTAAAACTTGTACGGCAATAACTATTGCTGAAAGTTTATTAATAAATCATAATGGTTTAGATGAACCTATGATATGGGTTATATTACCATCCGCAATTGAAGGAGGTTTTAAAAATCAAATATTTGAAAATATTAAATTAACAGATTTATCTTCAATAACTAAACAATGTACGGGAGATACTTATATGAAATTAGCGAATATATCAAAAGAGATTGATATTAAAAATGCTGAAAAGAAAATTAAAAAATTAATTAAATCACGTTATGCTTTTTTCACTTATGAAGGTTTTGCTAATTTTATTGATACTAATTATATATCAACAGGAAAAATAGTAACAGATAAAGTTATAATTGTCGATGAAGCTCATAATATTCGTAGTAGTGGAAATGATAAAGATGAAAATAAGAGAGTTTATTCGGCATTATTAGAAGTTTGTAAAGATGGTATTAACAATCGTCTTATATTTTTAACGGCAACTCCTATGTATAATGAACCAAAAGATATATATAATCTATTTTATTTATTATTATTAAATGATAAGAGAGAGGATTTATTTAATAATGATAAAATTTTTGATATAAATAATAATATTAATCCATCGGCGAGAGATTTTATAATGATGATGTCATCAAATTATATATCTTATTTAAGAGGAAAAAATCCATTTAATTTTGCTTTTAAATTATCCCCAAAATTAAGTGATTTTGAAATACTCGATAAAGTAATACCATATACGGAAAATGGTAATCCGATTGAAAAGAATGATGAAAATTGGATTTCTAATATAGATGATGGAATAATTACATCACAATTAACAGAAAAACAAATAAATTATCTTGAAACGAAAAAATTAAATGAATTAGAACAAAATAATTTTGGTTCTTTACAAGCAATGAATATAGTATATGATGGTTATATTGGAAGTGAAGGATTTAATAATTTTTTTGTGAAAACTGGTGATAAAGAACAATTATTAGTTAAATATAATTCAAAATATAAGAATGCTTTAAGTCCATCCTCAGATAAATTAGGATTATATTCATCAAAATTATTAAAAATTGCTAATATTATAAAAAATACGAATGGAGTTATTGTAATATATTCTAGATTTGTATGGTCTGGAATAATACCATTAGCAATTACATTAGAACATATGGGATTTTCGAGAGAAGGAACTAATAATATATTAGAAGAACAAAATATAACTCATAATACAACTTATTCAAATATTAAATATCCTAAATATTGTATTCTTTCTTCAAGTGATCCGGAAATTATGGGAAATACGACTATAAATGGATTAATGACGAAAATTAATCATCCAGATAATAAGGATGGTTCAGTGGTAAAAGTTATATTAATAACACAAGTTGCTAGTGAAGGACTTAATTTTTATAATATTAGAGAGATGCATTTAATTGATGCTTGGTTTCATTTTAATCGTATAGATCAGATAATAGGAAGAGGTATTCGTAATTGTAGTCATAAAAATCTTCCAATAGAAGAAAGAAATGTATCAGTATTTCTTCACGCATCTATAAATGGATATGAGAGAGAGACGGCAGACATTCACGCATATAGAATAGCGACTGGTAAATTATATCAAACGAAGATAATTGATGAAATTATAAAAAATAATTCAATTGATTGTAGTTTATTTAAAAATATTAATTATTTTGACAAAGATTTATTTAAATTAGGAGAATTATCGATAATAACATCACAAGGAAAAAGAATAAAATATCAATTAGGAGATGATAAGAGTATTGAACCGAAATGTAGATATGATTTAGATAAAATTAAGGAGAATTCGGTGGGATTTAGAGAGGAAACATATAAACATCTAGGATTAAATATAAGAGATAAGATAAGAGAATTAATTTTATTAAAAATTCAAGAAAATGAAAGATTTTTATTAATGGATGAAATTAAAGAATTTTTTAAATTTGTGGATGAAAAAATATTAATGTATGCTATAAAAATGAGTATATATCCCAATATAATAATTGATAATATAACTTTAATTCCTCATAAAGAAGGGATACATATAATAGATGTTATAGAAGATATACCATTAAAAATATCATTAGAAAAAATAAAAGATGAGGATATAAAGAAGGAGGTGAATGAGAATAAGGATTTTTATAATAAGATGGAGATAATTAGAAATGAGAATTATAATTATGCTGTAATAGGTTTATATTTAGGATTAGATGAAATAACATTTAAGATAATAATTGAGAAAATATTCAAAGAAAAAACATTAAATAAGATAGATAGTTTTATAGAGACTTGTTTTGTAAAAGAAGGTGTATTAATAACTGATAAAGAAATAAATGGAATACCGGTAATAAATAAATATATTGGATATGTGAATATATTTAATGAAACATTTGAACCTCTTATATATAATGAAGATGGGATAAATCATAAAAATTTAAATATGAAACAATTGGAACAATTAAAAAAGAATAGAAAAATAATTCAAAAACCATTAGATATGAAGAATGAAGAGATGCCATTTGGAATGATATTACCGAAATATATAGATAAAGAAAAATTAAATAAAATGAATGTTTTAAAAATATTAACGACAGGAACAATGACAGGAGAAAAGACGGGGATGGTTTGTCAATCATTTAAGAAAAATCAACATTCAAAGATGTTTAAAGAATTGGGATTAAAAGATGAGAAAAATAATAAAGAAAGTTATTGTTATAAGATAGCGACTGAATTATATAAAAAGAATAGAATTATATTATTACCTGAATATAAACCTATTAAATAATTTATATATATAAAAAAATGATTTATTATATTATAATAATTCTTTATAAAATATGGATATTATTCTTAATAAAATACCAGATGAATATGAAAATAATAAAACATTATGGGTTTATGAAGATAATATAAGTATTTTTGAAAAATATAATCAATTTAATAAAGAAATTATTAAGGAACCAATTATAAAAGAAATTATTAAGGAACC